GGCGGNAAGTGACTTTCGCTGGTCACGCGGGGTGCTCGCTGTGGGTCCGCCCCCTGAGGCCGGTAACTGGGAGTAATCGCCGATGGAAGACCTATTGAGCTCGGTGCGTGAACAGATCGCCCGATGGGGGTTGGAGGATCACGCGCTTGCCGCGACCGCGGTGGACATTGCGCGCCGGCTGCAGCATCCACGGACCTCGCCGACCGCGGCCGCGATGCTGCACGGGCGATTGATTGAGTGCCTGGAGAAGCTTGAGGCCCTTGCTCCGCCGCAGGAAGCACAAGACACGGTCGCGGCACTTGCTCAGGAGTATGAGGGATTGAGGGCGGTGAAGTAGGTGGCCGTAGACGTAGGAGATCGTTGGTATCAGGGTGCTCTTGAGCCGCGAATCTGCGTCTACCCGGAAGCGCCGCGCACCGCTGGCCGCGCTGCCGTGGATCTCGCGCGCCACGCGGGATTGTATTTGGATCCGTGGCAGGCGCTTTTGCTTGAGCGCGCCATGGGGATGCGTGAGGACGGCAAATGGGCCGCCCGCGAGGTCGCGATTATGGTGGCCCGGCAGAACGGCAAGAGTGCGCTTATCGAGGCGCGGATTTTGGCCGGGCTGTTCATCATCAAAGAGCGGCTGATTTTGTACAGCGCGCACGAATTCAAGAGCGCGACTGAGATTTTCCGCCGCGTGCTGTCGCTGATTGAGGGGACCCCAAGTCTCCGCAGCCGCGTTAAGGCGGTGCACCGCAGCAAAGGCGAAGAGGGCGTCGAATTGGTGACCGGTCAGCGGTTGCGTTTCGTCGCCCGGTCGACCAACAGCGGCCGCGGGTTCTCGGCAGACTGCGCGATTTGGGATGAGTCCCAGAATCTACCGGACGCGGCCGTAGACGCGATGCTCCCCACAATGCTTGCGCGCCCGAATCCGCAGCTTTGGTATGCAGGGTCCGCGCCGGATAAGGACCTTGCCCCGTGCGATCAGGTGGCGCGTGTGCGTCGCCGCGCGCTGGATGGGTCGGACAAGGCCTTGGCGTATTTCGAGTGGTCGGCGGATTTGTGCAGCGATCTTTGCCCGCCCGGGTGTACCGCGCACGACGACCCAGACTCCCCGGAGACGTGGGCCAAGTGTAACCCCGCGTTGGGGTCTGGCCGCGTGACCATTGAGGGCCTTGCGTCGCTGCACGCGTCCATGTCGCCGCGGGGTTTCGCGCGGGAAGTATTGTCCGTGGGCAATTACCCGGTTGAGGGCGGCGGATGGGATGTCATTTCTCAGGCTGCGTGGGAAGCGACCGCGGACGAGGATTCCCGCCCGGAAGATCCTGTCGCATTCGCGCTGGATGTCACTCCGGACCGGAGTATGGCCGCGATTGCGGTCGCTGGTGGTCGGTCGGACGGTCTTGAGCACGGGGAAATTGTGGAGCACCGCCCGGGCACTAGTTGGGTGGTTGAGCGGGTCAAGCAATTGGAGCGCCGGTGGCGGCCGTGTGCTGTCGTGGTGGACGCGAGTGGTCCCGCGGGGTCGCTGATTCCGGATTTGGAGGCCGCGGGGGTGCGGGTCACTATTCCGCGTGCGCGGGATGTGGCCGCGGCGTGCGGTGGTTTGTACGACGCTGTTGTACGTCCGCCGGATGCGGGCGATGAGTGGGCCGCGTCGTTCCGGCATATTCCGCATCCCGCGCTGACGGCGGCGCTTGCTGGTGCTGCGCGTCGGCCGCTTGGGGACGCGTGGGCGTGGGATCGCCGCGGGGTGGAGGTCGACATTTCGCCGCTGGTGGCGTTGACGCTTGCTCGGTGGGCGTATGTGAGTCGGGATCCAGGGCCTGTGGTGGTGGATATTGCCCAGAGCGTTTGGTAGGTGGAGATGGCTGGTTTGTGGCCGTTTCGGCGGCGTAAGCGGGATGAGGGTGAGCCGCGCGCCCTGACGTATCAGGATATTTTCGCGTCGGGCGGTGATGTTGGGCAGCGGCGTGGCGTGGATGCGGATGCCGCGTTGACGTTGGTGCCGATGCTGGCCGCGACACGTGTTCTGGCGGACGGCGTAGCGTCGTTGCCGCTGCAGGCGTTCATGGAGCGGCAGGGGCACTCAACTCGGGTTGCCGAGCCGGCGTTTCTGCGGCGCTTCCAGTACCAAACGCGGGTCGGGTCGCAATATGACTGGCTTCACAGGGCGATGACCTCACTCGTGTTGTGGGGAAACGCATACGGGTACATTTCCGCGTTGGACATCGACGAGGGGGTTCAGGAAATTGATTGGCTTGACCCTGCCAAGGTGTCCCTTGCGGAAGATGACACGTCCAAACCGCCGCAGTGGCGGTACGACGGGCGGGAGATTCCGCCGGAACGCATGGTGCATATAGCCGGGTACACACTTCCCGGTCGTCGACTTGGGCTGTCGCCGGTGGGTGTGCTCAAGCACACGATCGAGACCGGCTTGTATGCCACTGAGTTCGGCCGCGACTGGTTTGAAAACGGCAGCATCCCGGCTGCGGTTCTGGAGACTCAAAACCCGATTCAGATGACTGAGGCGGTTTCGCTGAAGCGCCGTTTCCAGGCTGCCGCGAAACGCCGTGAACCGGTGGTGCTGAGTAATGGACTCTCGTACCGGCCGATCTCGGTGAATGCCGACGAGTCGCAATTTCTAGCCACCCTGCGACTGAACGCCACGCAGATCGCTGCGGTTTACGGGATTCCACCGGAAATGATCGGCGGGGAGTCGGGGAATTCGCTGACGTACGCGAATGTGGAGCAGCAGACGGCGAATTTTGTGACGTACACCTTGCGGCCGTGGCTGGTGCGTATTGAGCAGGCGTTGTCGGCGCTCCTGCCGCGAGGGATGTTCTTGCGGTTTAATGCCGACGCGATTGTTCGTGCGGACCTGAAGACGCGGTATGAGGCGCACGCCATCGCCATCAATACCGGGTGGCTTTCGCGGGACGAGGTCCGCGAGATTGAGGATCTCCCGCCGCTGCCGGACGGTTTGGGCGGCTTCCAGCTTCCGCAGCAGGGGTCTACGCCGGGGGAGGGTCCACCGGAGGACGGGAATGGATAGCGTGGAGAGACGTTATACCCGCGGTCTTGTGGAGGTGCGTGCCGCGGAAGAGAGCCGCCGCGTGATCGGCGGGTATGCTGCGAAGTTTAATCGGCTGTCGCGGAATCTCGGCGGGTTCGTCGAGCGCATTGACCCGNGGTTCTTCAATAAGAGTGCGGGGGATGGCTGGCCGGATGTAATGGCCAGGTATAACCATGATACGAATATGCTCCTCGGCACGTCCGCCGCGGGGACTTTGCGGCTAGGGATTGATGATGTCGGCCTAACATACGAAGTGGACCTACCGCAGCATCGGAGTGATGTGTACGAACTGGTGGCGCGTGGTGATGTCCGCCAGTCATCGTTCGCTTTCGTTGCGTATGAAGATGATTGGGGGGAGACCGAGGACGGGTACCCGGTGCGGACTCTGGTGAGTGGGCGTCTGGTGGACGTGGCCCCGGTAAACACNCCGGCNTACCCNGACACGAGCACTGGCTTGCGGTCTCTGGCGGAGCGTGTAGGAGCGGATCTGGAAGAGGTCCGCCGACTTGCTGAGGCCGGTGAGCTTGGCCGGCTTTTGCGTCCGCCCGCGACTGTGATTGCTCTTGCCGCGGCGCATGATGCGGCTAAGGCCGCCCTGGAATTCCGGGAGCGCGCCGCGGATGTGGCTTCCGAGGAAGGGCAGAGCGACCCTCACCCTGCCGAGGATGCGGAAATTACTGCGCTGCGTGCGCAACTATACCGGGAGATGCCCGGACCTTTGACGCAGGGCTAACCCACGTCGCAAAATAGGCAACGTCCCTACTTGGAGGAATTTGAAATGTCCGACGAGCTTATTCGGCGGCTCCACGAGCAGCGCATGAAGGCGTGGGAGGCCGCTAAGGAGATCCTCGACAGGGCTTCGGGGGAGAACCGCGGCCTGACCGCGGAGGAGAAGGCCGCGTACGAGCGGGCTAGCACCGAAATGAATGAGCTGCGGCAGCAGATTGATGACATGGTGGCGCAGCGCGAAGCGAATAAGGCTATCGAGGCCAAGATCGCCGAGATTCGTTCCAAGCCCGTCGTCGACGACGCCGCGGAGAAGCGTGCTGGCGACGCCGTGGAGGAGCTCCGCGCTTGGATGCGCGGCGACCGCGGTGGCCGGGTGTTTGACCTGGTGCCGGAGAGCCGTGACCTGTCCAAGGGCACGGCGACGGCCGGTGGGAATACTGTTCCTACGTCATTCTACCGGCAGCTGCAGGAGCACATGATTGAGGTTTCTGGTGTGCTCGCCGCGCGGCCGTGGGTGATGCGGACTGCCACCGGTGAGAACATCCAGGTGCCCAAGACGACGGCGCACAGTTCCTCGGCGGGGATTGTCGCCGAGGGCGGCGCGCTGTCGGAAAGTGACCCGACGTTTGGTCTTGTGACTGTCGGTGCGTACAAGTACGGATTCCTCATTCAGGTCACACACGAGCTGCTGAACGACACGGGGGTTGATCTGCTGGGCTATCTGGCTCGGCAGGCGGGCCGCGCCCTTGGTAATGGGCTCGGTGTGCATCTGGTGACGGGCACCGGCACTGGCCAGCCTCAGGGCGTGGCCACCGCGGCTACGGCCGGCAAGACCGGTGCCGGTCCGACGCCGACTGCCGAGGATCTGATTGACCTGTACCACTCGGTCATTTCGCCGTACCGCAATTCGGCGTCGTGCGCGTGGCTGATGAATGACGCCACCGTTGCCGCAATCCGGAAGCTGCGTGATGACTCGGGCGCTTCCGCCGGGACTGGACAGTTCCTGTGGCAGCCGGGCCTTCAGGCCGGGGACCCGGACACTATTCTGGGTAAGCCGGTCTATGTCGACCCGTTCGTTGCCGACGCCGAAGAGGGCGAGAAGTCGGTGTTGTTCGGCGACTTCTCCACCTATCTTGTGCGGCAGGTCGAGACCATCCGCATTGAGCGTAGCGAGGACTACGCATTTAACACCGATCTGGTGACCTTCCGGTTTATCATCCGTGGCGACGGCCGCCAGATCGACACTACGGGCGCTATCAAGGCCTTTGTCGGCGGTGCCGGCGGCGGAGCCTGACGCAATAGCGGCTAGCGCATTCCCGCGTGGAGTGCGCTAGCCGCGCATGGGGGAGGTCAATATGCGTATTCGAATGCGCCACCAAATTTCCGGGTTGCGGAATGGGCGGCGGTGGCCTGCCCCGGGGAGCGTTGTCGACCTCCCCGACGCCGAAGCCGCGACGCTTGTCGAACTGGGGCACGCTGAGCGGGTGNCCGAGGTTGCCGCGCAGGTGGTTGAGACGGCCGCGATGGAGCCCAAGGCCGAAAAGGCTACGCCGCGGCGGACGACGCGCAGACGAAAGGCCGCGAATTGATGGACTACTGCACAGTAGAGCAATTGCGTGAGATGCTCTCTGATGCCGGTAGCTCGCTCCCCGCGCCTTTGTTGCAGCGCGCGGTTACGGCCGCGTCCCGGGCGGTGGACGTTTGGTGTAATGTTCCCGCCGGGAGCTTTGCGCCGTCGTCGGNCCNTGCGCCGCGGCTTTTCCGGGCGTGTGATTCGACGCTACTGGAGGTGGACCCGTTCGGGGCCCTGGACGGTCTTGCCGTGGAGCTGGACGCGGACGGGGACGGGGTGTTTGAGACGTCTCTGTCCGCGTCGGACGTGGTCCCTGAGCCGCTCAATGCGGATTCCGCGGGTGACGCGTTTGCGTGGACGGCGCTTGCGGTGGCCGGCCCGTATTCGTGGCCGGTCGGCGGGGTGCGCCCCGGGGTGCGGGTCACGGCCCGGTGGGGTTACTCCGCGGTTCCGGCGGACGTTGAGCAGGCGACGCTTATTCGTGCGGCGGCCCTGTTTAAGCGCAAGGAGTCTCCGCACGGCGTCGCCGAGTTCGGTGAGTTCGGGCCGGTGCGGATTTCGCGGAATGACCCGGACGTAATGGCCCTGCTGGAGCGGTATCGGCGTTGGACGGTGGTGTAGGTGGCGTCTCCTGCGGAGATTCGGGAGGGGATTGCGTCGGTTTTGTCGACGATCCCCGGTCTCACAGTGATTACGACGCAGCCGGAGACGCCACCCGCGACGCTTCCTGCCGCGATTGTTACCCCGGCGTTCGCGACGTTTGGGAGTCGCCCGGCGGGGCGTGGCCAGAATGTGTGGGAGTGGGACATCCTCATTCTCACGTCTGGCGCGGACAGTGGTGCCGGGCAGGCGGCCCTAGATGAATTTTTGGTGGATTCTGGGCCGAAAAGCATTGTGGACGCGTTCCGCCGTAACCCGCAAATGGGGTTGGATGTGCGGACTACCGCTTGGGTAGATCGGCTGGAGTCGTATGGGCCGCGTGCGCAGGCGGGGGAGTACACGCGGCTGATGGGTGCGGTTTTGCGGCTGATCGTGAGGACTACCGGGTGAGGAATTATGAGGCGAATGCAGATGGTGAGGATTACTCACCCGCAGGTGGGTGAGGCTGAGGTCCCCGCGTCCGCCGTGCCGCATTGGACGCGCGCGGGATGGACAGTTGTGCGGGACGTGAAGGCGGAGCGCCCCGCGCGGAAGGAGGGGGGTAAGTAATGGCTACCCCTATTAATTCGTCGACGCGGTACTTTAACCGCGGGATCACGAAGTGCTATTTCCTGCCCACGATCGCGAACTATACGTCGGGTCCGACGCGTCAGGAGCTGGATGCGGGTACGGACCTGTCCGGGGAGATTGCCGAGATTGAGGGTTGGAGTGTCGAGGGCGAGACCATTGACACTCCGGACCTGGCCACCCGGTACACGTCTACGATCCCCGGCAGCATTAACGCCGAGGAGTCGAGCCTGACGTTTTATGCGAGTTCGGAAGGGGATGATGTCCGCACGCTGCTGCCGCGGGACACCGAGGGCTACATCGTGTGGCTCGACGGCGGTGATGTCGAGAATAGGAAGATGGACGTGTACCCCGTCCGTGTGGTGAGTCAGTCTAAGGCGCGGTCGCTTGACGATGAGGCCGCGACCATTACCGTGACATTTGCGATTACCGCGGAGCCTGCAGAAAACCTCACGGTTCCCGCATCGGCGGCGTGATGAGGTGATGGCTGGTGGCGCGGAGGGCGAGCCGGACTCTCCAGGTGGAAGGCGCGGAGCGTCTCCGTGAGATTTCCCGGCGGCTGCGGCAGCTGGAGGACGGCCGCGATTATCGCCGCGTCATGACCCGCGAGCTGCGGTCCGCGGGCAACACCATTGTTCGGGCGGAGCGTGCCGCGGTGCGCGCTCTGCCCTCCCGCGGGTTGTCTGCGGCGCGTGGCCGGCGGTCTTTGCGGCAGTCGATTGCGCGTGCTACACGCATGCAGGTGCGTACTGGTGGTCGTAATCCGCGTCTCAAGATTTTTGTTGACCCGGCGAAAATGCCGGACGGGCAGCGGACGGTACCGGCGTATATGGAGGGTGAGGAAGCTCCCTGGCGGCACCCGGTGTTCGGAAACGACGAGAAATGGGTATCGCAGGAAAAGCGACCTTGGTTTTGGCGTACCGCTGATCAGCATATGGCGGCGGTTGAACGCGCCATGTTGAATACTCTCCGCGAAATGGAAGAGCTTATAGAAAGGGCGGCGGATGGCTAGGACGGTCAAGGAGACTCTTGCGGCTGAGGCGGCTGCCGCGGAGTCGGCGGGTGAACCTCGGGTTATTGAGCTGGAAATCGGCGGCGCGGTGCTTCGGGCGGAGATTCCGCAGAAGTGGAAGCGCTTCCGGTTTATGCGGGCCGCAGCTAGGAACGACATCGCGACGATGCTGGATTGTCTGTGGCCGCCCGCGGAGGACGGCACGCCGCATCCATTCATCGAGCAGCTTGAAGAGCTCGACATGACCGAAGAGGAGCTTAGCGCCTTCATGGAGGCTCTTGCGTCGGCGCTGGCTGGTACTTCGGCAAAAAACTGACGTTTCTCGCCCAAGCGCTTGCCGAGCATAGTGAGGCGCTTGAGGCGGATTTGGCTCGGCATTATCCGCGGGATGCGGACCAGTTGCCCGCGTTTTGGTCGGGGGAGATGTCGGTACGGCGGCTTTGGGTGCTGACATCGGGTCTTCCCCGCGATTCCGCGTTGGCGCGGGAGTTGCTAGGGGATGCTGCGGAATGGTCACCGGAGATGCACCGGCTCACGGACATTGTAGACGTCCTTAACGGCCTCGTGTATGTCACGGTGCGTGCGAACGGCGGCAAGGCCAAGCGGCCTAAGCCTGTGCCGCGCCCGCGGGTTCCAGGGAGGTAGGTAGTGGCCCGGTCAATTGTCCTGAATCTGATTGGGAATGATCGCGTTTCCGCTGCGGTGCGCCGCGTCGGTCAGGAGATGGACCGGGCCGCGGACCGTGCGGATAATCTTGAGCGGTCGTTCCGGCGCGTCGATCGCGTCGCCCGGTTGTCGGGGTTCGCGGTCGGTGCTGGCGCGGCTTTGGCGTTGACAAAAGCGCTATCGCCGCTGTCGGCCGCGATTGCGGCTGTTCCTGCGGGTGCGGCCGGTGCGGCCGCGGCGATGGGGACACTTAAGGTTGGACTCGCTGGCGTCTCTGACGCCATGGATGCGGTCGCCAAGGGGGATGCGCAGGCGCTTAACGAGGCGCTTGCGGAGCTGTCTCCGAATGCACAGAAATTTGTGAAGCAGACCGCGGCGATGCGCGGGGAGATGACCAAGCTACAAAAGTCGGTTCAGGACCGGCTGTTTGCTGGGCTTGGTGCGGATCTCGCCGATTTGGGGCGCACGTATTTCCCCGTCGCAGAGCGCGGCATGACGCGTGTTGCGGGCGGCATGAATTTGATTGCCCGTGAAGCCGCTCGTGCCGCGCAGACTCCGTGGTTTCAGGGGACGGTCGCGCGGGTGATGGCGTCTACGGACCGGGTGTTGCGGACGCTGTCCACCGCGGTGCGGCCTTTGACTATGCTGGTGGCGGATCTCACCGACGCGGGACTCCCGCTGGTCGAACGGATGGCACAATGGGTGGCCCAGGGGATTAAGGCTGCGGCCACGTGGGTGCGTCTCCGTTCCGCCGGCGGCGGGTTGGAACAGGCGGTTCAGCGTGCCGGTGACATGCTGGCGCAGTTTGGCCGGATCGCTGTTAATGTCACGGTTGGTCTCGGCGCGCTGGTGGGGAATGCCGGGGCGTTCGAGGCCGCGTCAGGGGGGATGCTCGACAGTCTTGAGCGCGTTACTCAGGCGTTCCGTGAATGGGCGTCCTCCACGCAGGGCCAACAGGACATGTCCGGTGTGTTCCGCGAGTTGGGGGAAGCGTTCCGGTCTATCGCGGAAGTTTTGCCGGTGTTCACCGGCGCGTTGGGGATTGTCGCGGACATTTTCCGTGCGCTTCCGTCGCCGGTGCGGGACGCGGTCAGCCAATTCGCCGCGTGGTCGATCGTCATCAGTCTGTTGGTGAGCCGGCTGCGGCTTTTGGCGGTCGCTGCGGGGGCCGTCAAGGGCATTAAGATGGGAATTGACTTCGCGCGCGGGTTCGCGAATGTTGCGACCGGCGCGGCGGAGGGTGCGTCTGCGGCCGCGCGGTTTGGTGCCGCGCTGCGGACCAATATCGCGGCGATGCGGACATGGATTGTGGAGAATACGCGCGCCGCTGTTGCCGCGACCCGGACTAAGGTCGCTACGCTGGCGTCCGCAGCAGCGTCGCGGGTTGCCGCGGCTGCTACACGGGTTTGGGCGGCTGCGCAGGCCGTATTCAACGCGATCATGCGTGCCAACCCGATTGTGTTGGTGGTCACGTTGCTGGCCGCGCTCGGGGTTGCGGTTGTTGCGGCGTACAAGAAATTTGAGTGGTTCCGTAATCTTGTCGACGCGGTCTGGCGCGGCACGCGGGTTGCCGCGGAGATGGCGTGGGCGGGCATGCGGGTTGTGTTCTCCGCGATCGCGTCGTTCATTTCCGCGACGCTCGGCCCGGTCTTTTCGTGGCTGTACCGTAATGCGGTGGTTCCGGCGTTCCGGGGCACGCAGATCGCGGTAACGGCCGCGTGGGCGGCGATTAAGCCGGTGTTCAATCTGCTCAAGTCCTGGGCGGGGAGCACGCTGGTCACTGCGTTCAAGAATTTCCTCACCGGCACTCGCATGGCGTGGAATGGTGCGAAGTCCGCTATTTCCACGGTGTGGAATTCCGGTATTCGGCCGGTGTTTGACCGGTTGCGGCAGGCGGTAGGCAAGGTCAAGGATGCGTTCCGCGTCGCCGTTGATGGCATCAAGGTGGTGTGGGACAAGCTCAAGGGCATTGCCAAAACGCCGGTCAATTTCGTGATCGGGATCTATAACGACGGAATTGTCCGGCTGGTCAACGGCTTGGCCAAGCTTGTTGGTCTCGGGCAGCCGCTGTCGAAGATCCCGAAGTTTGCGCGCGGCGGTGTGATGCCGGGGTACGCGCCTGGTAGGGATACGCTGATTGCCGCGGTATCTCCGGGCGAGTCGATTTTCCGCCCGGAATTCACGAAGGCGGTCGGTGAGGATTTCGTTTATGCCGCGAACCGCATTGCGCGGACCGGTGGGCCTGAGGCGGTCCGGAAATGGCTGACCGGCCCGCACGCCATGGGCGGTGAGGGCTTGGCGTTCGCGCGCGGCGGCGTGGTCCCCGGGTTCGCCGGTGCGTTCGGTCTCGGCGGCGTGGTCAAGGGCTTCATCCGCGGTGTTCGGGATTTCACGATCGGGAATGTCGGGGCCGCCGCGAAGAAGCTGCTTGATAAGTTGATCGGGAATGTCCCTGGCAGCGGCCTGTTCCGCGACATGATTGCCAAAGTGCCGGTGTGGATCCGGGACAAAATCCTCGGGTGGATCAAAAACAAGATCGACTCGGGGGTTGGCGGTGTGCGTGTGCAGCGCGCGTTGCAGTGGGCGCGGTCTCAGGCCGGGAAGCCCTACGTGTGGGGCGGTGTGGGTCCCGGCGGGTACGATTGCTCCGGCTTCATGTCCGCGATCACTAATGTGATTCAGGGCCGGTCGCCGTACTCCCGCAGGTTCACGACCTTCTCCTTTACCGGCGCGCCGCAAGGACCTGCAGGATTCCAGCGGAATTTGCGGTCCGGGTTCATGGTCGGTATCACCAACCGCGGTGTTGGACACATGGCCGGCACCCTCGCGGGCGTTCCTGTGGAGTCCGCCGGATCGGCGGGCGTTCGCGTTGGGCCGTCCGCGCGGTCCGCCACGCACCCAATGTTCAATATGAGGTACGGGCTGAAATTCGACCGCGGCGGGTGGCTTCCGCCTGGATGGAGCACGGTGTACAACGGACTCGGCCGTCCCGAACCGGTTTTCCCGTCGCTTGAAGCCGCAGAAGCGGCAGTGGGCGGGAAACCGCTCGTTGGCGAAGTGCACGTGCATCACGTGCCCGGATATTCCACACCGCAGGACGTTGTACGCGGTCTCCGCCGCGCCGAGCTGGCCGCTAGGTATCCGCGTAGACGCTAGGGGGAGCAGTGCCGCTTATTGCGCTGCGCGCCACTCCGCCCGCGCCCGTCCCGGTGGGCCTCCCGCGCAAGCACATTGTGTGGGAGGCCCCTAACGGGGATCTCATAGACCTGTCGGACTCTGCGGCGGGGTATGTGAGTATTCCGGGGCGGAGCGGGTTCGGGGTTGTGCCGCGTGAAAATGTGTACGACCAGCATTTGGACGGCGCGAGTATGCGCGCGGTCAGGGTTTTGCCGCGGGTGGTGTCCCTCCCAATCAGGATTCAGGGGAGCACCACAGATGAGTACCTGTCGCGTCTCCGCCGGCTGCAGGCCGCGTTCCGCCACCCCATCGACCGTGCGACGGGCATTGCCCGTCCGGGCAAGCTGCGGGTGCTGCTCCCGGACGGCTCCGCGCGGGAATTGCGGGCATATTATAACGGCGGGTTGGACGGTACCGAGGACCCGTTGGACGACCTCATCCTGAAAATGCAGGAATTTCCCGAGCTAGAATTCCTGGCCGTCGACCCGTATTGGGTCGGTGGGGTGGTGAATTCGCCGACGTGGCGTACCGGCGCGGGAAGCGCGTGGTTCGGTGGGCCTTTCCCGCGAATGCTGTCCGCGTCTCAGGTGCTCGGCGGGGTGTCTGTGCTGGTGCCGGGGGACGCGGAATGCTACCCGGTGTGGACCATCACCGGCCCCGGGTCGCCCGTGGTGCGTAATGAAACCACCGGACGGGAGTGGCGCTTCCGCGACAGCGCGCCGCTTTCCGCCGGCCAGACCGTGACAGTAGACACGCGCCCAGATGTGCTGACCGTGGTGGACGATCAGGGGGAGAATCTGTACAGCGCACTAGACGAATGGCCGGATCTGTGGCCGCTTGAGCCGGGAGTTAATGATCTCACCGTGGAAATGGTCGGCGCGGATACCGGGTCGTCGATCCGCTTCACCGCGGAAATCCGGTGGCAGGCGGGGTGGTGAGCGTGCTCAAAACCTATGTGCGTGCCCCGGATCTGTCGATTGCCGGAGAGCTTCGCGGGTGGACGTCGCTCACGGTCACGCTACGGTACAACGGTGTGTCCTCATGGACGCTCGAGGGCCCTGCCGCGGGTCTAATGGAGCGTCTTGGGCAGCCCGGGTACGGGCTTGTGGTGGTGGACACGCGGGGCGTCCCGATGGTTTCGCCGCGCAATGTGCTGATTTCCGGGGATGTGGAGGACACTGGGCCGCGGGAGTGGTCCGCAGACTCTGCCGAAGCCGCGTACCCGGGGCGGCTCACCCTCGTGGGCGGGGACGACTTGGCGATAGTCGCAGACGAGCTGGCGTTCCCGGATCCAGGGTCCGCGGTCGCAAGCCAGGGGAGCGACTACGACAAGCGCACCGGCGCGGCAGAAACCGTAATCAAAGGGTATGTGGCCGCGAATGTGGGTCACAGCCGTGCGTCTGCCCGCGGGGATTCCTCGGCCCCGAATGCTCGGACGGTCGCGGTTGCCACGGACCAAGGGCGAGGGTCCACTGTTTCCTACAGTGCGCGATTTGACCCGCTGCTTGATGTGGTGCGGTCTTGCGCCGCGGCGTCCTCCCCGCAATTGGGTGTGCGGGTGGAGCACGATGTGACAGCAGAGGACCTCGTGTTCGACGTTTACACCCCGCAGGACCGGTCCGCGACGGTGCGGTTTTCTCGTGGGCGTCGGAATCTCCGCGGCTACAGTGTCCAGCGGAGCATGCCCACCGCTACTCACGTGGTTGTGGGCGGCGGTGGTGAAGGCATTGACCGACTGTTCATAGAGCGCAAGGATTCCGCTGCGGCGGCTGAGTGGTACCGCGTTGTGCGGGTGTTTGTGGATCAGCGACAGACAGAGGATGTCGCGGAGCTTGAGGCCGCCGGGGATGAGGAGCTACAACGCGGGCGCAGGTCGGGGGCGTTGTCGGCTACCGCGGTGGACACTCCGTCGCTTCGCTTCGGCCGCGATTTCGGCCTTGGTGATTTGGTGGCCGTGGAGCTTGAGCACGGAGTTGAGATTGTCGACCGAGTCACCGCGGTGACGATCCGGGCGGACGAGAACGGGATAGCACCGACGGAAATCCAGATCGGGGCGGAAGACGTAGACCCGCAATTGCCGGAATCGTATGCGCGGGCAGATGAGGCGCTAAAGGCCATTATGGCGCTGGCTCGGAGGTATTAAATGGCAGAGACTAGCGGACCTTTTGACCCTGCCAATCCGGAAAACCCGGAACCCAGCGAGATTCTCACCCAGTCTAATTGGGGGTTGATGCTGGGGAACCTCATTGACGGGGTGTTGTCCGAGGAAGACCTCGTTGCTTCCGCGTCCGGGGCCGCGGTGCGGGGCGTTGACATTTCCGCGGGGACGGCGCTGTGTGCCGGCCATTGGTACAACAACTCGGCCACGCTGACAGTGTCTAGCGCCGCGAACGCGTCGGGCGCGGACCGTATCGACCGCGCTGTTTTGCGGCTGGACCGGGTGGAGAAGAAGGTGACCGTCGCGGTCATCGAGGGCACACCGGGGCAGGGCGCTCCCGCGCTGACACTGACGGACAACATACAGGACCGGACGCTGTGGCGATGGACGGTCGCTCCGGGCGCTACCGCGGTGAGTAACCTTGTCGACGAGCGGCATTTCCGCGTGCTGCCGCTGCATGTGTGCGCGCAGGACCCTGTACCGCGGCTGCGGTATCCGGGGATGCTGTGGACCAATAAGGCTACCGGGCGGTTGATGTACACGCCGGACGGGCAGGCGGCATACACGCTTGGGCCGCGGGTCGTGCAGACGTCCAATGTGCCGCTAGCGTCGGGATGGCAGGCGGACCTTCCGTGCACCGTCACGGCCGTGGACGGCGTGGCCTATTTGAACATCAACGCCAAGTGGACGGGAGCGAACCGGTCTTTCGCGAACACGCAGGGCATGTTGCTGGGGACGCTCCCGGCGGGGTTCCGTCCGTCGGTTCGCCGCGGCCACACCACGCATGCTTCGTTGGATGTGACTTTCCAACTGCATATCCAGTCCGATGGGCGGCTGGAGATTTGGCACCCGACAAGGGGCATCCAAAACAGCAGCGTGATCCGCGAAACGATTGTATTCAACCTGTAAGGGGGCTTGGTGGCTAGGTACCTTTTTGGCGGCGTGGCGGATTATGTGGTAGCGCGCGGAGATTCCACGACAACCCCCGGCGGGTTGAGCGGNTACACTACTGTGCTGGTACCGAATCACCCGGTGACTTTCTGGGACGCCCCCACCGGCGGCACCCAGTACACAGACCTGCTGGATCTGGGGGGCACCCCGATCCCGGACGGGATTGTAGAAACCAACTCCGACGGCGCATTGCCGCAATTCTACGGCCCCGAGGACGTTGTCATCCTGTACGCAGACGCAGGAGGCGACCGCCGCGCCCTGGTGCCGGTGAACGCCGGTGAGGGTGCGCTAGCGGCCAACGCGGCGCAGCTCGGGTTGACAAATCACGAGGCCGCCGCGAACCCGCACCAGATGGGGCTAGAGGATCTGACTAATGTGGCCGCGGAAAACGCCACGGCCGGTCAAGTGCTCCAGTTCGACGGGTCCGCGTGGACCGCGGAAGACATCGAGGGCGTAACCGACGCGGTGACACTGGACGACGACCAGGAAATCACCGGCGTCAAGATATTCCGTGCGCGCGATGTTAACACCACGCCCGTACTGATTCAGTTCGACGGCGACCGTATCCCCGATACCGCGTCGGTGATGCGGGTGGAATTTCTGGGGGTTGACGGGCAGTCTCCGCCGTCGCGGCGTTTCGAAATCAATGAACGTGGAATGCTGCGGCTGCGCACCCCCGAGGAAACCCAGGTGGCGTTCCGTATTCTGATGCACCCGGCACAGACGGCGGACGCGATTCAGATCACGGATTTGAATGGCGTGCCGCGCGCATGGATTGACGCGCAGGGGCGGGTACGCGCACCCAATTTGTCGGTTATTCCGGCGTTCGGGCAGGCGGGTCCGCTGGCGACGTCAACTGGCGGTGCGCGGTGGTACAACGATACCGGGCAGGCGTTGACGATCCGGTCGGTGCGCGCCTCAGTCGGTACCGCGCCCGACGGTGACAACATTGTGATTGACGTCAACGTCAACGGGGCGAGTATTTTCTCGTCTCCCGCGGCGCAACCCACAATTCCCGACGGTGGAAACACCTCGGGACCGGTGACGCCGGCGGTGACAACCGTCCCGAGCGGTGGTTACATCACGGTTGACATTGACCAGGTGGGTTCCGTGGATCCCGGTGCGGACTTGACGGTACAGGTGACGGCGTACTGATGGCTATTTCACGTGTTGACGCCGCAGCCGCGGCGAGTTCTGCTGCCGTGTCATCTCAGCAGATCACGGTACCCGCGGGTGTGCAGGCCGGTGACGTGTTGGTGTTGACGGCGGCCATGGGCGTGACACAGCCGTACGCAGCCCTGGCCGGCTGGACGAATGTCGCTGACTTTGTGGTGTTGTCGGCGGCGTGCCGTATTGGCGTCTGGTACCGCGTCGCCCAATCCGGGGACGCGTCATCTACGGTGACGGTCACCGCGTCGTCTGGGTCCGGTACCGCGGCCGCACAGATGCTGGTGTACCGCGGGGTTGACACGACGTCGCCTATGGACACGACGCCGGTTACCGCGCACTCGGAAGGGGCGACGGGCACGGATGTCACCGCTCCGGCGGTCGTGACGTCAACGGCCGACGCAGCTGTCATCTCCGTGCATGCGTTGCCGACGGCNGGCGGCGTCGTGTGGGGCGNCAGCGACGTCACCGACCCGTCGGGGGCGACAAATGAAGTTGTCGCGTGCGCAACCAGTGGTACCGCGAATAACGCCCTTGTCGCCACGTATGAATACGCGGCCGCAACACCCGGCACCTATGGGCCGTTCGTGGCGACAATTCCCGCCGCCCGTCGGTGGGGCGCGGTAACACTCGCGTTGCGCGCGCATGTGGATACTCCGCCGCCGACACCCGGCGGTGGGGGTTGGGGTTTTATTCCGATTGGAGGGGCGAATTGACGTGTCCGGCGCGTCCAATGTTTCAGCGACTGATTTGGCGCTACTGAAACAGGAATTGCTTGTGTCGCTAACCGGAATGCATGGAGACATCCGCACGCTCCTCGAGCGGTTTGAAACCCTCAAAGAGCAAACGGCGGCACTTGACGGGAGGGTTTCCACTGTGACTGACCGCGTCACCACTTTGGAGCGCACGGCGGTGACGCGTCAGGAAATGAGTGACCAAACCAAAAACCGTGTTGCGGTTATTGCGGTCGTGGTCACTGTTGTATCCACCGTGCTGAGTAGCGGGCTTACCACGCTATTCGGCGTTGTCGGCTGAGGAGGGTCATGGAGCACGAGCACGAGCACGTTGATGCCGTGGACGCGCACCCGGACGCGCACCGGGCGACGGTCGCCAATGAGGACGAGATCCTCAAGGAGCTGTACGGCGACCCGGACGCGGATGGGTTTTACCGCGGCGAGGAGGAGGATGCCTAATGGGGACTGCTGCGGATCTGCTTAAGGCCGCGCGGGCGGACATCGGTCTGTCCGGCCGCCCCAACAAGATCACCCGNGANTACGCTTCCCGCCACGGAAACGCGTTCCTGTCCGCCCCGTGGTGCGACATGGCTGTTACCTACTGGGCCCGGAAGTCCGGGACCGCTGCGGCCGTCCTGCCGGGCGGGGACCGCGCCTACACGGTGTGGCACGC